ATAGCTACTACTGATTGAAGAATTCCTGAACCGCCATTAACTGCTACTGCATTTGCTATTTCCGTTGTATCAAACATTAAATCGCCTGATGTTCCATCGCCAGTTAATGTGGCTGAGATGTCAATAATGTCAACATCCATTTTGTTGAGTTTTTCTTGTACACTATATTTGTGTAATCCTGTTTCTGCCATTTTTACCTCCTACCCTAAGCCCTGGCTGAGCATGAATGGGTTTGTTATGTTAATCAAAATTTTTAGTAGATTTGGGAGCTATCCTTTATACGACAACTCCCATAGTTCTACAAAACTATTAAACCTTATTGATTCGGTTTATTGGTCAGCAAAAGCACAGAAAGTATCTGTTGCAGAAATAACAGAACCATTAACATACCATACTGTTCCATCGCAAACAAGCTTAACACATGTGCCTGCTATTGGAGTAAATACACTAAGTTGTGAGTTACTATCATTATCTGAATCTATGACTGCAGTATCATCTCCACCATTATCAGTATCGTGTCCAACTAAACCACCAATCATATAGTTACTATTTCCTGTAGTCTTTATAATCCAATCTTGAGCATCAGCAGCTGTGCCGCCATACCAAAATTCATAAGAAAGACCAACTTCTTCTGTAGGTAATGTAATAGTACAATCAGCTGTTAAGTCAGGCATAACATGAATCTTTCCTGAATCATTAGCTGAAATACTTGCTGTAGCTGCATCTGTTACAAAAACAACATTTTGCACGCGTCCGCCATATTTTGCACTATTCTTATTTAATACATCACTTCTCATTATTCATAACCTCCTTATGTTACCGCTTCAAAGTTATACAAGCAATGTGTTTCTGGTAGATTTATTTCAAGACCTGCTTCTGTAAGAATCATATCTTTTCTTAAATCTTCGTCTGCTTGTTGAACATTAGTTATAATATGAGTGTCACGATTTAATCCATTACCAACTAAAGGTCTATATTTAACTTGACCCATGTCGACAATCATCATGTATGCACTTGAAAAGCCTCTAAATAAGGGTTCTCTAACTAGATTCAAATCACCATGTATAGTATTAACAGCTAATAGTTTGTGTCCATAAGAACCTTCCACATACTCCTTGTCAATATTATATTGTTGATATGTATTAGCATCATTAGTTTCTTTAATTAAACCACCTGCACCGAATTTGTTAAACAAACTCATTACAGGAAGTCCAGCTAAAGCTAATTTAGCAGATGAACCACCTCTTGCAGGGTCAAAAATGACTTCAAAGTCAGTTAATAACCTATCATAAGTGAATTCACCTTCTGCTAATGTTCTATTATATGCTGTACCTGGAACATAAGATAAGTTAGCATCTCCAGAAGTTGGTGCAGAATTTTTAATTACATGTCCTACAATTCCTTCTGAATATTGTATACTATCTACTCTATTTCGTTGACCGAAAAGCATTGCTCTTTCTATATCAACTTTATGTTCTCTTAGTTTAAGATTCCAGATTCTATTCCATTCATTTGCATATCCTCTTAAATTAGTCGCAATCGCAGTGTTAGTCATTTCAGCAGCAGTTTTGAAGATTTGAGTATAACCATAATCATCATCTAGACCTTTTGACCATACATCAGGTGAACCTGTGCCCTCTTCAAAAGATGTGCCTATAACTTGACATTTATCATTATTAGATAGAACATTATAACCTGTACTAAAACTAGAACTAGGCAATGAAATAACTCTACCTGTAAATGTGTTTGCTGAACCTGTATCAGTTACTGAGCTATCAACTCTTACTGTAGCGTAAGCAGTTCCAACTGCAGCATCTAGTACTTGAACCGCAAATACCATGCCTTTTTGTAACCAATTAACATCAGTTGCACTACCAGAGCTTGAATCATCTACAGTAAAAGAATATTGAGTTCCTTCACTTACTGCAGAGCCACCATTAACATCAGCGGCTAATTCAAAACTTCTAGTTGTCCAATCGATTTTAGACCTATTTTCTAAAAATCTGAAAACAGGGTCATTGGTTGGCGATTTCGACATTTTATTTAAATATACAAAAAATGGAGATTCTTCTGGACTTAGCTCTGCAACTCTGTCCCCAAAGTCGTACAATCGTCTTTGGTCAGGTGCTTGACCATAGTCAGCACTTGTCGCAGCAGCTGTAATGTTTGTGGCTTTTAATTGCCCAGCTGTTACTGTTGCCATTTTACTTCTCCAATTTCATCCTCTATCAACTATGCTTTCGCATCTTCAAGTAGGATGGTGTTATTTAATTAAAATACATTCTTGTCACTTGCACCCACTATAGCTTCCCATGCACTATCAGATTCCGACTTTGTAGAAGGACTTTGTCCTTGTAGGACTCCTCCACTTTGTGGAAGATTTTGATTGTTACGGATAGCATCTAGCGGATTCTCTCTTGTCTCCACATTAGTTACAGCTTGCCACATTTTAATAGCACCATCGATTCCATGGTTTGCAGGACTTTGATTTGCAAATTCAAAAAATGATTTAACTTGCTCATCATTTAATCCTCTATTTCTAAGTTGAGATTCAAGTGAATCTATTCCAGCTTTTTGCTCTATTTTACTTAGACGCTGATTAACCTTTTCATCGATTATTTTTGCTTCTTGTTGCATTCTTAACTTATATGAAGGCGATTGTGGGTCATTATAGGCTTCCCAACTGTCAAATTCATCTCGACTTACTTCTATTTGCTCTTGATTTGGTTCACCTTTTAACATCTGTGTCATATTTTCGACAACATCTGGTCTAGATTCCAATACTTGTCCAAGTTGCTCATATTGTTTAAGTTTTTGATTTTCTGCATAAAGTTTGTCTTTTTCTGATTGAAAATACTTAGCTTGAGTTTCCCAATTAGTCTCAGAACTCCCTTCATGTTGACTGCCTACTTCTACATTCTCTTGAGTTTCACCTAAAGTTGTACTTAGATTTTCTCTTTTTAATGTACTCATTACTTATCTCCTTTTGATTGCGATTTCTGAATTTGTTTCTGAGCGTCACTACTCATTCGTAATTTCTCAGTTTCAAGTTTAACCGCATTCTCTAGTTTATTAATAGCAAGTTTACTAGCACTCTTGCTTTCACTTTCATGGCCCTTCAATTGAGCCTTGAATTTTTCTACCTCTGTACGCTTTCGTGATTGAACCTCTGCTCTATTAGAGGTTTGTAAATCACCTGTTAATTTTTTAATTTGCTCTTCTGCACCTTGTAATTTTTGTTGTAATTGTTGTACAATATCCATTCTTTGCATAACTCCTTCTTTATCATAGATTTCTGTGCTTCCAAGAGCTTCTTGTCTATCAATTAGCCCTGCTTGGAAAGCTTCCATGTGAATATTCCATTCTCCCCATTTATTTGATGGCATTGTAGAGTTACCAATAATTCTTATATCAAATTGCCCTAATAAAATATCATTTTCTATTGCTTTCAATTCATTTGTTTTATCTTTATACATTCTTTTATTAACCATATATTCAGTTAAATCATTATTGGGTTGTACAATTCTAAATGTTTTTTGATATGTGTAATGCCCTTTAGCTAAATTATATATCACTTGTCCTAATCTTCTTAATCCACCTTCAATATCTCTTAATTTAGATTTACTTCTTCTTTGCCCAAAATCTTCTAACATCATCGTAGCAGA